CCTGAAACAATAGCTGCCGTAATCTCGGTCACTTTACGAATAGAGGAACTAATCTAGACTAAGACTAATTTGCTATGTCGGCATATGACCGAAAAACCACCAGATAAGAAAAAAGGTTTATTTGGAAGAATTAAGGCAGGTCTTGACGATAAGGAAGAACAGGTTTCTTTCATCTCAATGATTACGAGACTGGTGGTCCTTGGGTGGTCGGGATTTCTGTTGACATTAGCGTATGTAGATTTACCTGAAAGTATCCTGCCTAAACAGGATATGGATCCGACCTTCATAGCTTCGATTTTTGTTTCAACTCTCACGACATTCGGAATTGATGCCAATCAAAAAGGTAACGGCAAAAAGAAAGACAAAGAGTCTGATATTGAAAGCTCAGGAGGTTATCAGATTATTCGTGTAGAAACCCCAATTAAAATTATTGGAGCCGAAGAAATAAAACAAAGCAAAAAAGTAAACGACTTGGACAAACTTCAATGAAAAAACTCTTCCTATTGCTCCTCTTGACGTCTCCCGTTTGTCGAGCAGATATGACGCATAACATCACGACTTCAACTCAGTTGACAGTTAATGGAGCTTATACAGATGCAAGTCGTATAGGTAGTACTTATACAGTTTCAGGTTCCAATATAAAAGTTGCTGACGATGCTCATTTCGGCAAGCTAACTGCTGGTACTGCTACAGCAGCAGCAACACTTGATGTTGGAGCGTATGACGTAAATACAGCAGGTGCAGCTTTTTCGTTCAGCGAATCATGGAATCAAGGTGACGCTGTAAATGCCATAGGTTCAGGTGTTGACGTAACTTCAGGAGTGGTTGCAGACATGCCAGCTTACGGTGAAGTTTTAACGATGTCTGGAGGTGTTGCAGGTACTTTGGCAGGAACTATCACCAGTGCTGGAGTGGTTACTCTTACGGCTGGAGGAGCAAACACAAGTGCCATTGGCTCAGTAGTAACAAGTCTGACTGTGAAGTAATGAAGCGGTTTTTACTGCTATTTTTATTATCTTTTTCTCCTGTTTATGCTGTCCCCGTCGTACCAAACTTTTCGAGTGGTCAAATGTCAGCCACAACACGAACCACCCAAAACATTACTGAAACTATTGTCTCTACTGATTATAACACTGGGCATACATATACGATTAATGGAACGAATTTGTCTATTGATGGCACAACCCTTTCTCCACCGCCCACTGCAATCAATGAAACAGTAAATGGAACAAGTTACACATGGACTGGAGCAGATTTAAACCAGAAACCAAACGTCACGATTGCAAATCCAGGTCAAGCCTTTCAATACGCCGAAAGTTACATTGGACCAGGGATGTCGAACCAGACCAGAATAGATCGTGTCACCGTACTCGAATCTGTCACAGAAACGGTTTCAGTGTTCTCGCAATAATATTATTTAGTGGGTCAAGTGCGTTAGCTAATACTTCACAAACAGCAGCACCAGTAGCTAATACCTCAGCTTCGCTAACTAATATGGCGATCCAAACATTACAAGGAAATCTTATACAAAATCAATATGGAGGTGGAGTGGTTTGTCAAGGACCAATGGTAACATTTTCTCCTTTTATTACTGACTCACATTCATTCTCTAAACCAAGAGAATACTGGTACGACTCTCCAGTATATAGCGATGAAGGAGACATTTTATATCATCAAAGAACACGCACAGGACAAAAGGATAATTTTTCACTTAATGTCGGTGCAAGTTTAACTTTTTCTATGCCACTTGATAAAAGATTTCAAGAGCGTTGCTTGAAAAACGCAAAACTGCAAGGAGATCATCAACAGCAACTAATTGAGAATAAAAAACTAGACTGGCACATCGCCCGTTTAAGAGAATGTGGAAAATTAAAACTACAAGGAATAGAATTTGCTACTGATTCTCCTTACTTTAATCTCTGTGAAGACGTTGTTGTTAAACCTAAAATGGGTCAGGTTTTACCGCATAGACATCTTATTTCTTCTCCTTCACAGGAGGTAAACCCCGTTTCTCCCGATAAGAATTAGTTCGTCTTTCAGATAAGTTTGGTCGTTTTATTTTCTTTCCTAATATCTTTTTCACTCTATTTATTATCTGTTTGATGATGGGTTTGACGGCCTTCAAAAACAGTGGGGTACTCAATGCAGCAGTTGTAGCCACAAGAGTAATTCCTCCCGTTTTTACTACCTGCGGAACCGTGGGTATGGCATCGACTATTTGTTGTTGGACATTTAATTTTTTATATCTAGTTACACAACGGTTTCCAACCAATTCATACTTGATAATCTGTTTAGTTCCTTCTTCTACTTTTGTCCCAATGTCAGGCGCACCATCGGGAGGGCAAGCTTCTGGCGTTGCTTCTGGTACTTTTGGTGCTGGAGGGGTTTCTGGTTGTTCGTATCGTTGAGGTTCTTCTTCTTTTATAGGCACAAGCTTATGAGGCTCATAATTCATAGGCTCATAACTTGGTGTCTGTGCAGGACACAGAATCATATTTCCATCTGGATCGTTATCTAATAAAGCATCATTTTCAATACTCTTTCTTGCCTTTACACAAGGCATTTCAATAATTGGAAACCCTATCGGTACATTGATGGGTACGCTCGGAGCATTAACAACAGGTGTTTTTATTAAATATGTTTTTACAGGTTGAACTCCTATTGCAGGAATTTCAATTTTAGGGATCAACTTAGAAAGGATTATTAAACTTCATTGCTTTCTTCTCTTCATTCTTTTGCTGCCCAGGTGTTAACGCTCCAGTGGGCAAGGCAGGTCCAGATAACCCAGGAATCTTAATAGCACCCATTACTTTTTCCATTGCTTTATCTTGAAGCATCTTCTGATTATCCTCATTAGTTATCCAAAGATAACCAAACACCCCGCCACCAGTAATCGCTGCTACCAACAAAAAAGAAACAACCGCTAAACCATCAATAATTTTCCTGATCATTTGTTTTAATCTTACTATGTCGTCATAATAAGCTTATATCTAATTTAAAACATGTTTGATGATATATGGAAAGATGCCTTACTTAAGGCCGCGCCATTAATGATATTAGTTTTAACCCTTACTACTATTTCTTTAATCCCTGCTTATATGATGAAAAGCGTTGTATTAAATCAACAACAACTAATTAAAAACTAAGACCAAGGAGAACCTACCTTTTCAGTTGGTGTTTTGATTAAATCAATTTGAGCTTTTAGAGCGTTTTCAATTCGTGTAACTTCTGTTGCACCTAAAGCAGCCTTCAACCATTCCAAGCATTTAGCAGCGGTCAACGAATCATACGCGATGAAATCAGAAGGCAAGGAAGACGGCTCAGTAAATTCAACTTGCCCTGTATGTCTTGCTTTTTCTTCGCTTCCATCCATTCCCTTAACTCTATAAACTAAGGTTTTAACAAACCCATTCGACACCTTAGCTACAAGGTTTTTTTCGTTGATCTCCCATGTATAACTGTAAGCCATTTTTTTTAGCGGTAATTAATAGTTATAGTTTAAGCGTTTTCTTGCTCTGCTTCCGTCAAGCTTTCAAGAGCTGCTAAACCACCTTGCAATTCAACAATCCTTTGTCTTGACTCGTTTACTCTTTGAGTTGCTTGATTATAAGTATTAACAACTTTCTCCATTTCAGCTTTTAACTCTGTTTTTTTCTCTTCTATCGTTGGCATAATAATTTTAATATGTAGACATATTATGAAGTTAACCCTTTAAAGTTGCAACTTCGATTTCTAATACTTCAATGCGTCCAATTGCTTCTTGTAATGCAGCAGTAAGTATTGGTGTTAATTTTGAATAGTCCATACTTTGAGGGTCAATTTTACCATCAGATTCAAGAGCGTCTTTAGTTCCTTTAACAATCCAAGGGAATCCAGCATCTGTTACTTCATGAGCAATAAAACCATCAACTACTTTGCCAGGTTCTAGTTTAAATTCAAATTCACATGGTTTTAGTTTTTTTAACTTAGTAATACTATCTGTATAAGCTGTTACATTTTGCTTTAATCTATAATCTGAACCAGTATTAAATGACGTTGTACCATTACTTTCACCATAAATATTACCTGTATTAGATCCCTGTCTTCTAAATCTTATATGATATTCAGCACTGGAAAATGCGTTCCAATAGCTAGGACCAGATGTTGATAATCGGAGTCCTTGACCGTTTCCTCTTAAACTAAATTGAGATTCACCAGAACTATCACCAATACCTGCATCATCACTGTCAGTATTAACTAGGCAATTGTCGTCTATTCTTACGCCATCACTTCTTGTCTCAAACTTCTTACCAGCACTAGTACCATCAAAATATAATTCAGCAGCTCCACCGGGGATAAACTTAGCTAAATTCGAGGCCTCAGCATTATTAATATGTAATTCTTTTGAATTACGACATTCCAAAATATTATTTGAGCCTGAATAATATATTTTAAAATCTTGGTTACTACCTAGCTCAATTTTATTATTATCATCTGCATAAAGACTACCTACAAACTGAGCGCCACCTGATTGAACATAGAATTTTATATTAGTATTATGTCTGAAATAAAAAACCGAATCTGTAAAGTCACAATAAGCATTACTGCTATCAAAATATAATTTTAGGTCTTGAGTTGAACCTAAAGAAATAGAGTTACCTGTTCCACTATCAGTACTATCATCAGCTAAGAATGCTCCAGATACTTTTACACCAGTTGAAGTCGTCGCAAGCTTGGCCGTGCCACCGTCGTAATAAAGTTCTACTTGAGCACCAGGAAATATTTTTATAGCATCATCTCCAGCACCATTAGCTTCAATAACTAAGTTTCCACTTTCGTTTCTAATGTAACTATCACCATCTGCGTTATGCCAGATTTTCAGATCGTTACTACTACCTAAATCTAATTGAGCATTATCTCCAAGTAATACGGCGGTTCCAGTTGTGAAATTCATCAACTGGCCTGTTATTTGTACTCCTGCACTTTTTGTAGCTAATTTTGTTAAATTATTATATTTAAGGGCCGTCTCTCCTTCGGCTGTTGCCTGCAAAGAGGCTTCATATGCTGAACCATTCCAATATGTTATATAGAAACTATTATCTCCTTCCGCTTTGACTTGCCAAATATCAGAAGCATCGTCACCCTCATCAGCTTTTAAATCTAAAATAGCGGCAGAATTTTGATCACCTCTAATAGTTGTAGTTCCATCAAAAATGACAGAGCCAGAGAATGTGCCTCCAGCAAGCGGCATTTTTGTGTTGTCAGTTGTTGAGTCACTAGCCCACGACATCACACCAGCGTCAGTACAACTAAGCACCTGACCACTACTAGCAGGGAGGGAAGTAGGAAGTGTATAAGTTAAATTTGCAGATTGAGTACCAGCTTTAAACGCTGAATAATGATCACCAGCAGTGTTAGCCGTTGCATCACTTAGCCTTAATTCTTTCTTATTATGAATAGTCAGATGATCCGTTAAGCTTCCACCGCTAAGAGGTAAAAACGAATAGGGCAATACAATCCAAGCATCTGAACCCGTACCTACTTTTATTTTGCCTGTATCTGTCTCATAACAAAGTTCCCCTGCAAGAGCCGTTGGATTTGCTGAAGACCAATTCGCCGCCGTATCACGGCGGATTTGCATTTGTACCCTTACATTAGTTTGTGTCATAAGTAAGCGCCTCCACCTTTTAGATTTAATTGTATCGCCGTTGGTGTGGCGTCATCTCCATCTAGGATAAACGGCGCGGTTCCATCTAGCACAAAAGAAGTAAAGGCTTCTTCAGGGGTTCCAGCTCCACCCATTCCAAAAAATGCGTTCTCACCTTGCATTACATATAGAAGATCATTAGCAGTCAGTATTGATAGTTGTACTGTGCAATCATGGTAGACCCCTTTTTGTTCTTCTTCTGGTATGGCGTTATATCTATATTTTGATGTTGTTGGAACTACTGTCCCGCTACTACTCCCCCATATCACCGCATCAGGAACAAGGAAATAATAATGAAGCCCTCCCGCTTTGTTGTAATGATTCCGAATTAAACTAATTTCAGCTTGAGTTAAGTTCGTATAAGTCAACGTCATAATATTATTATTGACTCTAAGTGAATGCCTAAAACGAACAGGGCCAGCGGTTGCCGTGCTCTCATCTGTGATATTTAATCCACCTAAATCATAAGAAATCCTTGTGGGCGATAATTCTGGGAAATCAGCCATAACTAAATTACATAAGGGGGTAATAGTTGCAGCTCAACTTGCATATCTATCTGCGTTAATGTTTCCTCTATTGTTGGGCGTTCTAAATACCTCCATTGATAATTAGTCGGAACAGTTAAATTAGTACCTTGCAAAGTTGTAGAGGTTAAATCGAAAGTCTCAAATGTGCCATGTAATGAATAATGAGAAACAAGTAAGAAATGATTAGCCCTAGTAATGTTGATAAAATTCATTCTTAGGCGATGACCTACAGACGCATTAGAGTGTCTGATATTCGTCTCATTACCCGTTAAACTTGGCAGCGCACTACTTGCATAAGTGCCGGGGATATAAGTTCTTGTTGACGGTGCCAACGTTGGAAAATTTGCGCCCATTAGGTGTAAGAGTCTCCGTCTTCATATGATCGGCCAGCCCATTGCAAATTAGAACCGCCATCTTGTACAGGGTTTGTGCCATCTGTTGAAAACTCCCACGATCCTGTAATTTGCCATGTTGCATAATCTGGCGTGTCTCCCGAATAATTCCTTTGGCAATAACCCGTTAACTTAGGCTCTTCATTTGGGCATGAATTGACATTCTTGCTAATGCCTCCAATGGTGATGCTACCGCCCGTACAGTTAAAGCTATGCTGAGTTAATGTCACGCTTGCTCTCCATGCTTGATAAGCAGGGTTTGGATATTTAAAACTCCCACTTGCTTGCCCGTCTAAATGTGTACAACTAACCCCAGGTGTTCCATAAGCAGGGGCCAAAGCCAAAGTATCACCTGAACTAATGGCTACCCAGTCAGAAGTGCCTGTTGTCGTACCATTAGGATCAGAGCTGCCAGGCCATGTCGAAAGATTAGTTAAAGTTTTTGTATAAACAAATCTCGCGTGTGTGTAGGCACTTGTTGCAGGTTCAACAACAGAAGTTTCACCTATAAATTCCTCAGAGCCGAAGCCATCAGTAGAACCAGGATCAGGGCACTCTTTATATGCCTCGATGTAATGATCCATGTCTGCCGTTGTTAATGAATAGGTAAAACTATTACTTACACCGTCGCCGCCTTCACTCTTAATGTGTGTTCTTGCGCCTGTTGTTTTATCTCTTCTGTACCAGTGAACTTTTCCACCTGCACATGCAGTATTAGCGGTTAAAGCATTTCCAGTATTTAGAGCATCACCCGCGCTACTTCTATTATCTGTAAGCGTTCCAGAATTACCATCAAAAGGATCAGTAGGATTATCGATGGGATGATCAGGAGCTGAGCCGCCTAAATCGTCTAAACCTGTAGGCTCATAAGATACCTGTCCAAAAGAAGGAACAGTGAAATCACCTGGATAATCTGCGTAGTTCATCCCCGTATCTGATAAGTTACCTGTCCCGCTGTTTACATCACAACTAAAGCTCGCCTTTCCTGTTGGCATGGTAAAGCCTGAACCCGCCGCAGTATTAACAGCAAGAGCAATCAAGCTTTTTCCATCGCTATCAATTGGAAAATGAGTTAAATCTAATTCAACTACACCAGATAAACTTTTACTAATTCTCTCGACTTCGTATAGATAATCATGGAACTCAATATCATCTAAGCTTGTTTCTCTTCTTAATTTAACTCGGACAATATCGCCAATGGTAAGAGTTGAGCCAAAAACTGAAGGTCTCACCTTTATTCGCAAAGTATGCGTAATATATTTACGTCTTGCGATGTGATAAGTACCAACCTTAACCGCGTGATTTTCGCCGCAAACAAAGGAGCTAAGGTCGTATTGTTCAAAGGGTCCATTTGCTGCGGTGCCGCTAAATCTAACCTCACTCGTTCTAATTAATCCAATATCATTATCGGGCTGTTGACGCCATAACACCTGGGCACAAATATCACGACGCTCAACCAACGGAACATAAGAAATCTCAAAACCACCGTCTAATATATGCTCTTCTGTAAAACCAAAACTTTCAGTAATTGCCGTTGTCTTAATACTTCCGTCTGTATTGTGCGGCAGGCGCGGTCTTAGAAACTTCTTACCGTTTTTCTGGCTGATTCTTAACAAGAAAGCCGCGCCCGTATCACTTAACCAATCCTCTAGATTTGTACTTTTTTCAAATACACCGTTATATAAAAAACCGTTTGCATTTGTAAATTTTGCAGCGTTCAACATTTCCGTATCGTCCAACATAGAAGAAGGAAAACGGCTGCTTTGAGTAATTAGGTATTTAGCAAGATCAACAAAATTATCAGAAGGTCCAAGCGTTGAATCAATCAACCGAGTCACTTTGATTCCTTGCTCTACGAATACATGAACCTGTTTATTCCAAGTCTCGTCACCATCAGCATGTGTATTTACATATGACATTGTCGTCATGGTTTCATATCTTCCAGACGTGCCACAGAACGCGGGGCAGTTCCACGGGGTCTTTCCACTTACTACCGTTGTTGTATTTCCTGGCACCCAGTTACTAGGTCTACGGTCATAAGATTGATTCCATGTACCCTCTCGACACGCTCTTTGAAAAACGTGATTTTCTTGAATTGTTGGGAGCTGCCCGTCACTTAAAACAAGAATTAATTTAACGGTTAATACGTTTGTTGTTCCATCGTTTGCATAGCTTCCCTCTGTTGCTGCTGGACTAACTAAAACGCCTCCAACATTGTTCTGCCTTCTACAAAACACAATGGGAATAGGTGTACCAATAATCACACTCCGCTGCTTTGAATCTAGATCCGTTGCACCTCTTGCGCTGTTTTCTTCTAATGGACTTTGAACCAATCCATTTTGATAAATCAGAAGTTCTAAAGGATCAGAAACAGAAATATTCATATTGTGATAGGTGCCCCCACTTGATAACTTGTAAACTTCCTCGGCGGGGCTTGTGACCCGACAGGGGCCAAAGCAGAACCGAGGTTGACAGTAAGAGCCGTAAAGCTTCCACCCATCTCAATTACTTCACCTAAATATGTCGCGATAGTAGTTTGAGATCCGCTTGGTGCTGCATTTTCATTTCTACTATCAAACTCATAAATATTGACCTCACATAAATAACCTCTAGCAATAGCAGGATTAAAAACACTTAACGCCGTTTTTGTTGCTGGAATTTCAATTGATACACCAGCTCCGCCGTTAGCAGTAGCCGCCATAATTCCTGTTGCTACAAATGGAAAATAGCTCCAACTTTGAGAACTAAGAGTTACAGATTGATTAACGTAGTAATTTTGCCAACGTGCATAAACGGTTGAATCACTTGCGTTATAGACCTTTAAGAAATGGCTTTGTGCTCTGTTGCTCATTTAATGAACCCCCTGAAAACGACGACCGCCCGTTGTACGAGAATTACCAAAAACGGATTTACTAAAGGTCTGTAATGCACCTTCTAAATCTGCAACAGTCACATACTCAACGCCTTGTTGTTGTAAAACTGGCCCCGTTTGAATATGGATGTTAGGCGTTCCACCTGTTGACCCTGACGACGAAACAAAACCGCCTTGGGCAAAAGCAGGAATGGCAGCAGGTCCAGAAATACCAGCAAGAATATTTTTTGAAAACTGCCTTACTTTTTTTGAAGGCACGACATACTCAGAATCACCGCCCTCACCAACTAGAGCCAAAGTTGGCCCTGAAACATAACCACCCTTAGCCATTGGCTTTGCAGTTTGCGCTTTACCTTTTCCACCACTTGCAAAACTAAACGCACGCTTTGCCGCGTTGATAATATTTGTAATCCAACCAAACGCTTTTTTCATCAAGCTATGTAACCAATTCATTAATCCAGACCACACAGTTTTTACAAAGTTAATTGCTCTTTTCATCGGCTCAGTTAAGAAATCAGCTATGTTTTTTCCTACATCTAAGAACCCTTGACCAATCCACTTTAAGAAATCACCAATTTGATCTCTAAATCTCCAAATCAAAGCAATACTGCCAGCGATAGCAAGACCAATAAGAACAGGAACAGAACCAAAGACAGAAGCGAAAGCAGCTCCAATAAATTTCAAAGAAACAACTATCCCTGCAATCATCTTCGCCCCAAAACCTGCAAAGATCGCACCAACCTTAAACCCAGATATTGTTGCCCATAAAAGCTTAAATTTTGTTGCGATAAGAGCTAGAGCTTTGACAATCCCACCACCACTCAATGCCACACCAAAAGAACTCATCAAAAAGACAATGCTAGAGAGAATTGGCAAACCAACAGCAAGACCAACTATTGCCCCACCAAGAAGAAGAACGGCAGGAACAAAGCCAGGTACATTTTTGAGTAACCAACTAAAGCCATTAATCAACGGAATGATGACTTGTCCCGTAAGTTGTTTTATTACGGGGACCAATGACTGACCTATATCAAGCGCGGCTCCTTCAAGTGCATTTCTCATCTTTTGTATTTCAGCAGCCGTTGTGTTATTCCTTTTTGCAAATTCCCTCATTGCCGAACCTGCATAATTGCTTTTATCTCCTACTAAAGACATCACTTCTTCAAACTTTTGAGCGTTATTAATTAAATTGACAAAACCTCTAGCCGATTGCTCACCAGCTAAATCAGTGAAGATGCTTAATTGTTCCGCTTTTGATAATGATCTAATTCGACTAAATACATCTGTAATTGTTCCCATTGCATTATCTTGCATTGATTGAGCCATTTGCTTACCCATTGACGAGCCAATTTCTCGCGCTGTTGCTTTTGCTTGCTCTAATTGCTCAGACCTAAAGTCCTTCTCCTGTTTTTCAAACTCCTTAAATTTCTTCTCATTCGCTTTTAATTCGACTTCTTTTTCATCATCCAACCTGTCTTGTAATTTCGTTAAGCGATCACGGTCAGCCCTTCTTCTTACTTTTAATTCATCGCGCATATTATCTCTAACAGCATCAATTTGATCATCATATTTATCTCTTATTCTTTGAGTTTCTGCCGTTGCTGATTTTCCTGTTCTCTCAGCCCTTTGTCTTGCCATTTCCATTTCACGGTCCATTTGTCGTTGCAACCCTTTCACTTGCTTGTCTGCTTTATCAGTTACACCCTCTTCAAATTCTTCTGATTCATCATCAACGCTATCTCTTAAAGCCGTCATTTGATCTCTATAACGCCTATTGATTTCTTTACTTATCTGATCAGTTTCATTTCTTGCAATTTCGATTCTTTCATCACTTTGTCTTTCAACTTCAGAAGTTAAACGCCTTTCCATAGCTTTTGCATTCCCTTGAGCGTAACCCAAACGAGACAAAGCACTTACTTGCTTATCTGTCATGCTTGCGCCTCTTGTCAAAGCACTAACCAACGACCTTAAACTAGTAGCAGCAACTCTTGATTCAGTACCAGACCCAATCATGGCAGCTCCTAAAGCTGCTGTTTGTTCCGCTGCTAATCCTGCCGCTTTACCTGCACCCGCCGCACGACTCATGAACTCCATGATGTCAGAACTGGCCGCCGCCGTATTGTCTCCTAAATGGTTGATCGCATCAAATAAATCTCTTAATTTATCTTGTGGTATTCCTAACGCCGCTTTCATATTTGCCATTGCCTTCCCAGCCTCTTCTGCTGTTACATCAAAAGCAACTTTGATACGACCAACATCTAACGCAAACTCTCGCATGTCTTCTCTCGCTTCACCAGATTGTCCAGCCGCCTCGTAAATCTCTGCTATGCCTGATATGGCGATGGGTAATTCTTGCCCTAAACCAATAATCTCTTTTCTTAATGCTTTAACTTCTTTCTGGCTCATATCCTCCATTACTTTTAAAACATCTGCCATCTTTTCTTCAAAATCTATAGCGGCTTTAGCTGATAAACCGAAAGCTGTCGCTATACCTGTCGCAGCAACAGCTAAACCTTGAAACGCTTTAGTCTTAAGCATTCCACTAAATCCTTTAGCCGCTGACTTAGCAGCTTCTTCTGTTTTTAATAATCCTTTCTCAAGCTTTTGTATTTGCGGAAGACCAGTGACCTCTGCAGTGATTTTTAACGCGGCAGGTAAATTAAAAGACATTCTTTAACCTCGTCTGCTCGTTTTTCGATCAGCAGATTTCTGATCTTTCTTCATTTGATTATCGATTAATTCCAGTGCTTTAAATTCCATAACCTGTAGATCATCGATAAGCTCTTTTTTGTTCTCTACTGAATAGAGATCACAGAACTGCATAACTACAGAATAGTCCAAACCGATTAATCCTGATGGGCCAGACCTCCATTGGGTTTGACAACGCAAAAACATGGCTAAAACTTCCTCATGCTCAGGCCAGATTTCATAATGTTCTGGTTCTAATAAATGCTCAGGTAAATCGAAACCATACCTATCAGCATCAGCCTTCCATTCTTCGTTAGGACCGTCAGCCTTAAACCAATAGTCGACGGCCCCTGTTAATTTTTTTTCTTCGCTAGTTCATTACTCTCAAACCATGCCTTGACTATTTGACTGGCAATCGTTGGGATTTCTAGTAATTGATTTAAGGTGGATTCTCCAAACTTAATCTCTTTACCGTCATCATCAACAACACCAGACCAACCAATCAAAACCTCTTTAGCGACAGATTGATCTTCTAATATTTCGTCATCTTCCCTATAGCGTGCCTCCATTGCTCGCGCTTGTTTAACAATTTCATTAATCCGACTTTGAGGAAGACGTTTAAATTCACCATCAAAGGTTTCCTTTTCGCGTCTCCCTCCATCAATCGGCAAAATCAATGTGATTGGCCACGTATAAGAATGTTTCTTCTTAAGAACAAAAGACATAAAATTTTCTAAACCCTACGCAGGATAAAACCTTTACTATGTAAAAACAAGAGAGAACTCGTCATTACCAGAAGAAGGAGTTGCTACAAAGGGAATTTCTAACGTTCTAATACCATCAGAGTCTCCATAGCTTGGAGCACTAACGTCACTTTGTGGACAAGAAACGGTCACCTTGTTACCTGCTGAACCATGCGCCCATGTGTTAGTACCTGTCGAGGTGCCTGTCGCATCAGTAAAGAAGTTATGACTTGCTAGAAGTACCGATTCAATTGTGCAAGAACCACTTGGTTTACGATCAGTGATTAAAACTTCTTCTGTTCCACCAACAACGACTCTGTGAACAATCTCATTGTTCATATCAAAGGACCAGTTCTCTAAAGCACCTGCGTATCCCATTAGTTGGAAACTTGTTGTATTTCCATTCTTAAAGATTTGAGGTGCTGATTGATTTTGATAGGTGCAAGTTGGTTGGGTTACGTCAGCAGGATTGTTGTATTTGCCAGTCATTTCAAAGGCTATTGTAGGAATTTCACCAACGGATGCTGAGATAGAAAATGTCCCGCGACAACCTGTCAAAGCGTGATTTACACCATCTAAGTTCACATAAATTGTGCAACTTGAGAAAGAAGCAGAAACAGGTGCATAAGTAACAGAAGTTCCACTAGCAACCGTTTCACTTAAACCACAACTCTTTAAAAGAGCAGAAAGACCTTGATTTGCTGTTCCTGCTGCGCCACTACCAGCAAGTTCAATCGTTGCGCTTAACTGCGCTCTTGAATTAGCTAATAAGGTCTCATAGTTACCTAAATAACCTCTAACAAGGGTTCTTTCTACCTCATCAGATTGCAAAGGTTCTAAGGAAACATCTCTTACTAAGACAGCATTTGCTGAGCCAGTTGGCGTAGGGTCTGTTGCATAGCTACTCTCGGCCTTTACGAGTAGAGTCGTCTTCCTTGCTAGAAGTGCCATTAGTTAAATCCTCTTTTACGAGTTCAGGGTTTTCAGATGGAGAGGTTTGCTCAATAAGCGTTCTCTCTCCTGTTTCGGGATCAATCAGGAAGGTTCCCCCCTGCCCCGCGTACTTATCAACCATGTTAGACATTTATATGTAGGCATATTAATTCTAATTCTTATCCACTTGTTAGATCATTGACTAAGGTTCGATACTTAATCAAAAAGTCCATTTCAATGATTCCAGAGGGTTGATCTGAATCCACCATTTGAAAACCTACGCTTCCAGGTTGAACGTCTAACGCATAGCCTCCAAGAGTTAAATCGGCAGTCATTTTTGCATGAACTGATTCAATGATTGGATCTGCTATTTCATCAGGAATATCACCTCGAACAATAATGCTGACCCTTACAGATAAAGACCAATTCAAGCGTGGCAAGGAAAAACCTTGATCAGGTTCATCACCTAATGGCTCAATTAATAAACATGGGGTTTCTGATCTCGTAACTGCTGTAACGCGAGAACGATAAATTCTTGTTGAAACATTTGTTGTCCCTGCAAGAGTTGTTTTTATTTGATCAAGGATCGATTCTCTCTTTGTTGTCATGACTCAGTTTTTTTTGGAACTTTGATTGTCACGCCTGTCAAAGGATCTGTAACTTCTTCAAATTCTTCTTTTTTTTCAGTTGTCATGATTTAAGTTTTTTGTAGAGAAATTTCAACAAAAGATCCGTCATCTTGAATGCGTGTTTCTCTTACGGTGTAAGCCACGCCACTACAAGTAATCGAATCACCACTTTTTAAACTTCCGAAATCAGAATTTTTTGCAATCAATAAATAATCAGTAAAAAGGACCATCCCATCCATAACGACTTGAGAGGGTTGATCGAGTATCGCAAACGCACTTGTAGAACCAGAAGTGCATTCAACTCCAAAGTCAGTTAAATAAGTATTCAGAGTTGCAGCGTTCTCACTCAGTGCCATTCTCTATTTTGGGTTTTTTGGGTTTTGGTTTTGACTTTGCTTTTGGTTTAGGTGGACAGGCTGGAGCATTATCTTCTGTAGTCGCCTCACGAGCCTTTCCCATTCCTATAAGAATTGCAGCATCTTTCTTGCTAACTTCATAAACAGAATTAGCGTTCAATGCTTGTCCACTAGCAATAACAGCGCGTGTTGTGAAAATTTTCATATAAAAAAGGGGGCTATTAAGCCCCCATAACTAACATTTAAGTCGTTAAATCGAGACATGCAGCGAATGATTCTGCGTGTCTTACAGCAACGTCATAAGTAATAATTCCGCGAATAGAAGTTAGTGCTTTAGCGAAGTCATCTGATTCTTCACCAACAGTTATTTCTAACCCCGATCCCCAGAAACCAACTGAAGCCTGTGAGAAATCACCAAATACAACTGCAGAACAAACGCCTGAAGAAGATCCTTTGGTGAGATTAGAAGGAACTTGATTAGTTACTGCTAAAGGATAACCATTAACAGAACCAGGAGTACCCCCACGACCAATCGAAGCTGGATCAGTATTCCATAAGAAAGAACCATCTCCAGAAGCAGAACCACCTGCTCTTAACTTCTTAAGTTCAGCAAGTACTTTTGCATTGGTGATATACGCCAAGCTGTCAGAAACATTGCCGTTATCTATTAATACCTGCTCCTCTAAATCAACTAATGATTCAATAGTAATAGCCCCTCCATTGGTACCTATAGCTACACTTCCGATACCTGAAGTTTGCATAATTCCTGTTGGCTGACCTGACGAACCAGATCCATTTAGGATTCCTAAATCAACAGCAAGATTCAAACCTTCAGTTAAATCTGACCTAATTAATTCTTCTATTCCTGGTGTAGCAGTAAGAAGAGTTTGTCGAGAATACTTACTTAAAGCAGCTAGATTCTTTGGTGTCATTGTCACCTGATCGAAGGTGCTTTCTGACTGTGTAATAGCTGTAGTTTCTGAACTTAAGTAATAAGTAGAAGCCACACCTGAACGTCTAGGGATTGCAACATCACCAACTAATCCAGGTAAAGCCTTAACACCTAGAGACATCATTTTGCTTGAATTTCTTAAAGCTTCAATGAAATCTTCTGCGTACAAATCTGTCTGAACTAGATTCCCACCTGTAGTTGCTCCAGAGGTGACATAAGTCGCCCTTTTTGTTAAAGCAGTGAATGGAACAAAGAATGAACGCTCTGCTGAACGCTTAAGTCCTGAACGCTCAACTTCTTGTGAAAGTTCACGAACATAACCTGCTTCTTTTGTACTCCAATCATTTGTAATTGCAGCACGAACACCAGCAGCGATGCTGTAACGCTCTTGTTGCTTCTGATCCAATTCGACAGGAGAAACTGTCTCTACAGGTCTGTTTTTGATTTCGGCAAGAGCCTTTGTACGAACCTCTTCTATTGGCATGCCGCTATCTTCTGCTGTTTTTGCAAGCTCAGGAAGATTATGCGCAGCGCATAATTCGCGGATAGATGCAACTCTGGCGCGTTCTTTGCTGAGTACAGATTTCTCTGCCTCGGCACGCACCACTTCAAGATCGGGAGTGGTAGACATTAGTTCTACTGTTTTTTCTAAGGGTTTACTAGGTGGTGCGACAGTTGTCGCGTCAGCGTCACTAGTACGCTCTTCTGCCATATTAGATGGCTTCTCTTTCGTTGACGTAGGCTTAGCAGATCTGCCTATTCCAACTGAGGGATCTGCAGCCAAACTACAGATGGATACCTCATGCGGACACCAGTCAACTGCTCTGTATCCACCTTCAATTTCTTGAGTATCGCGGACAGAATAACCAGTTGAAACCCCTCTCAGGATTCCTTTTTGGACATCGTTGAATACTTCAGAAGGAAATGGATTATCAGAAAATCTAACTTTTACATAGCCACGCTTATTTTTTAAATATGCAGACTCGACTACCCCTATGGGTTTATCTCTGTCGTGATTAAACAACAAAGGAGCCGCATCTTTTAAGCGTGATAAGTCAACAGAGCTTTCAGAATGATCGAGCACCTCGTCACCTAGATAGCCTCTGTCCACTGGCATTTCTGAACTGAAAGGAAACTCAACTGTGCGTGTTTCTTCGTCAACCTTGAATTTGACTGACTTTGGTTCAGCGCGAAGTTCAAGTTTCTCTTCTACATCACGTGCCTCCATTGTTTTTAAAATTAGCTTTCTCCTCTACTTTAACGACATCCTCTTTTGTAGTAGGCATATCAGCATTACTATCAAAAACCAAATCAAGCTGAGCAGCTTGTTCGACTTCTCTTTTTCTCGTACTCATCAGTTCTTCTAAATCGCCACCTTGCTCTGTGATGATCTGGGATTGCGTTTTAAAACCGCACCGCACTGCCTCCTTTGCAGCTTGAATTTCCTTTTGAGGATCGACAAACGCCCATCCCCTAAACAGCCATCTGCATTTATATCTATCTGGTTCTGTTTCGTAGTTTGGAAGAGTTAAATTGCCACTTAAAACTGCATACTTTAACCAGCTATCAAATATCGGTTGAAAAAATCTCTCTTGTAGATAACTCTGGATTGTCCTGTAATGATCGCGATCTTCTATAAGACTTAACCTTGACGAGGAATAGTTGGTTTGACTGAAGTCACGACTCACACTTTCATACGAAACGCCGCAACCACTCGCTAAAGCACGCAACATTGCGCGAAGGAACGGTTCAAATTCTCCATTAGGAGCATCCATCTGTGGAACATGAACTTGCTCCCCAGGCATGAGGTACTTCCATGTGCCAGGAGTAAACTCTGAAACTCTTTCATTGTCATATATATCATCACCTACAAGCTCTCCTTCTGGACTGGAAATAAATCCTTGAATACTGCTCGCAGCTCGTGCCCTGACAACACTGGCTTCTTGAAATCCCGCTAAATGATGCAGGTCTTGGAGCGCACTAGCCAACCAACTAACACCACGAGTCTGCCCAGGACGATCAGCAATAAATAAATGAATGACCTCATCAGCAGGCAAAATCATGTGGTGTTTATCACCAGGAGCAGAAGGAAAAGGTGTGTCTCCTGGATGCTTTTTGAAAAACGCATATCTTGTCGCTCTTTGAAATTGATCTCTTTCTATGCCCATCCTCCATGTATTACCAACTAATGACGGCCCTGAGTAATCATCATCAATCTGATCACTTTCCAGAAGCTCTAAGGCAAATGGAACAATACTCCTCCCAAACGGTCTCTTAATACAACGAACAAAAACCTCTCCAGATTCAAAAAGTGATTTAACGATTAAACGACTTATATCGTTTAAAGAATCACGACCATTAGCACTACATGAATCGTGCCTTGTCCAATCTTTCCATTCTTTCTCTATTAAATCATTGACCTTCGTATCGAGCTTGTTCCCTCTGATTTTTCTTACATCAGCCTGAAGCCTCACACCCGTGCCAATTACATTTTGAACAATTGACCTTTGAGCTTGGCGAGCATATACGTTATCTCGACAAACTTGTCTCGTTCGATGTCTGAGTTTTTTATTGCTTGATTTAATTTCGCTATCCGCACTCGTTCCTCCTGCAAGCCAACTAAAAGTTAATCGAGATGAGTTTGCGCCTGCATACATCCTTCTTCGTGGAGTTTGCACAATTGGCTGTGTTAAGTCCTGAGCTGTAAATAAGCCCTTAAATGCATTAATAATTCCCATTAGAAGCGTACATGAAGGTTTCTAGGGTTTCCGAGACCCTGTGCAAGCAATGCTGCAGTTTTTTCTCTAAAGCAAACTGCTTTCAATTCTGATAAACGTATTCTTAAATCTTTCATCTGAACTCGTTTAAATGTTCTATTCCCAATGCTGTATTCCTGTGCGCCGTCTTCAAATTTACGAAGTGCAGCTTCTATATTATCTCTGTCTTTTTCGTTCTGAGTTCTATTGTCTATAGCAACTGGTGTCCCTGTATAACTCAAAGTCTGCTTAACTTCAAATTCGCCATAACCCAATCGATATTTTTCACTTCCTTTCGTTAATAAAGCTTCCCACGTCCAATCGCCTGCATCAAAACCAGCACTATCACTTGCTGAAATTGTAAATTCCCATCCCGTCGAATATGCGCTGCCCGCAACTGTATGTCCTTCTCCTGCAGCAACATTGGTCCTTAAATAATAAGTCAGAGTCCAATCGCTAGAAGTTGCCGATTCATTGAAAGGAACTACAGCCGCTTCATCTCGCCACTTAACCGTTGTGCCTATTGCAATAACACTTGGCAGATCAGATCTCCACATTTTTTAAAATCACCAGTTATTGATATAACCCTGTTTAAGGGGCTGTTTAGATTTTAGATGTTTCTTTTTCGATGGATTAGCGGCATTTTTGAGCCTTTTAGCAAATTGGTCCCAAATCGATCTGCGGTCATAACGCATGTATAAACAATTTAAAGCTGCATAGGAATAAACAAGAGTGTCTAAACTTTCATTCCTTGCGTTTGGTTTCTTAACCCATTCTCGATGAGCGAAGCCACCTCGGTTATGTCTCATTACCTGTTTCTCTGCAGTCAGCTGATCAAAGTATTCATTTGTGGTCGACATATGAAAATGCAAATAACCAGGTCCAGGCTCGTTATGTTTTAAACGCGAAAATAAAGTCGTTTTAATCGTGTCACTTCCGACGGGATAAACCAAAGCTCCACCCTTCAAAGCTTTTCCTTTGTAATTAATATCGACCTTTGTTGGTCGTCCTATTGCTGGTTTGTTCCTTTGGGATTGACCTTTAATTGCAATAACACCCTGCCTTGTTCTTTCTCTTGCGTACTGATAAACCTCAGAAGTGAAATGGCCGCCAGAATCTATTGCAACAATATCTGGTCTTATTTTGACTCCAGAAGCATGGGGCCATTCACGCAAAACAATTTCATCAAGTTGCTTCCATATTTCTGGTCGTCCAGGATCACCATAAATTTCTTGATGATGAATTAACCAACCTTCCTCGCATTCTGATGGACCACGCCATGCGAGCATCGAAATTGCGAGTCGATTATCTTGCACATCAACTGCACCAGTTAAAACAAGACTTCCCTCTGGCATAACGCCAGGTTCGTAATGCTCACATCGCTCCATCAAAGCATTAGAAGAAATCTTTGAGGCATAATCCTCCTCCCATGTTTCACCAAGAATTGTGTTGACCCAGGTTTTTAATTTTGGTGCGTCATGTTTGCTTTTTAGAAAGTCCTCGCATATTTCTTCCCATGACTTCCAACCCAATGGGCTGTATAAAGAAGAAAGGTGGAAGCCTGCAGTTTTCCCATCACCTTCTGCTGTTGCAATCCACCTTCCATTCATTAACAGATCTGTTTTGTGAGCTTCGCTATAACGCTCTTTGCAATGCTCACATTCATAAAGAACAGTTGATGGGTCTTCGTTTTCCATTTTTAATTGCGGCCATTTCAACCAATCCAAAGTTCCACAGGAAGGACAAGCGACATGAAATCTACGTTGGTCACTTAATAAAAACTCCGTTTCAATTCTTGAATAGTCTTTGATCGTTGGAGTACTTGCCATAAATATTTTTCTACGAGCAAAGGTTGTCGATCTACGTTCAGCCAAGGAACAAGGATCGCCTTCACCTTCTACGTCCGCAGGAAACGCATCAATTTCGTCAAGAAAAATGTAACGGCAAGGTGTACTTCTGAGACCTACTGCAGAGTTGGCCCCAGTAAGGAGCATCATGCCTCCAGGAAATTCCTTCGAAAATAATGTATTTCCAGAATCCCTAGATCGAGGAGAAGCTATCTTTGCCCTTAAGCGAGGTGTCTCCTCAATCATTGTTTGAAGCCTTTGTTTCGACAGCCTCTTCGAGAGTTCAACAGTCGGTTGCACCGCGAGTAGAGGTCCAGGCGCGTGATCGATTATGTACCCAAGCCAATTCGACCCGCATTCAGTCGCGCCTAATTGAGCACCTTTCATAAAGACAACTCTTTGAACAGGATCAGATGCAGATAAAGCATCCATTATTCCGCGCAAATATGGAGTTCTATCAGTCGACCAAGGCCCAGGAGCAGCAGAAGCACGACTTGAAAGCACTCTGTGCGAATCGGCCCATTGACTCACCGTAAGTTCTTTTTCAAAACGAAGAGAAGCAAGGCTTTCTTCTAGTAATTCATCAATAGCTACTGACACTTAACCCCTCCAAAGCAAGAGATATTTCTTTAGATAACAAAGTGTGAATTTTTGCTTGCTCCGTTTCTGAGGCAATAATTGGAGTTACTCGATCAGGGATTGCCTTTAAAGAATCACGTAATCCCATGTGCAATCTTGCAAGCTTTAATTTCAAATCAGACTTATCAACTAACTTGGCACTTTTCTCTCGATATTCCAATTCACAAAGCCTCGCAGCAAAAGCTTCTCGAATAGCTCGACTCCTAGCAAAAGAAGGAACAGCCTTGTTATCTGCTTCTTGCCTCCTTAAGTTTTCATCTAAGTTTGGTGCGCCACCTAAGCCTCCTCTATCTGGTGATCTGGTCCCCGCTATCTCCCTGTCTAGAGCCTCTTTATCTGTAATCATGTAGGTTCGGCCCTGTTTGCGAAGACTTGGCAACCTTCCCGTAGCTGCCCAACGAATCAACGTCGTATAAGCAACATCACATTTGGCTGCATACTCTTTTAATGTCATGCCGCTATAACCTCCATTTGTCCGTTATAAGGCTCACAAATAGCTGTTTTAGATGTATATTCCTCCCATCTTTTAACAATTACGTCGCAATAACGAGGATCTAGTTCCATTAAGCAAGCTTTACGTCTTGCTCGTTCCGCAGCAATAATTGTCGTCCCCGATCCACCGAACGAATCCAAAACCACTGCTCCTTGAACAGAGGAATTACACATCTGATATTGGAATAAATCAACAGGCTTCATTGTTGGGTGTTCCTTATTCCTACTTGGTCTGTCAAATTCAAGAACGGTTGTTTGCTTTCGATCTGTATTCCAAGTGTGAGCAGCACCTTCCTTCCAGCCATATAAACAGGGTTCATGTTTCCAGTGATAATCTTGACGACCCATAACCATTGTTTGCTTTAACCAAATCAAGCACTGCCTTACCCTCCAACCCATCTCATCTGCAGCTCCTCGGAAATTAAAACCTTCACTATCTGCATGCCAAATATAAAAAGGTGCTCCAGGTTTCATTACAGCATCAGCCGCCGTATATACATCAACAAGAAACTGCCTGAAATCTTGATCGTTCATTGAGTCGTTTTCAATTACTAATTTCTCCTTTGTCTTGCCTTCGTAATCCACGTTGTAAGGAGGATCAGTAAGCCATAAATCAGCTTGCTTCCCATCCATTAACCTTTCCAACTGTTCAATACTTGTTGAGTCACCACAAAGAAGACGATGCTCTCCCAATATCCATATATCACCTGGCTTAGTAATTGGATCTTCTGGTGGTTCAGGTATCTCCTCCGCATCACCGTCATAAGCAGGATCTATCTCCTCTGGCATTAAATCCGACAACTCCTCATCACTAAAACCAAGCAGACTTATATCAAAATCATCAACGACCAAATCCTTAATCTCACTGCGCAATAACTCCAAATCCCAACCAGCATTTAGCGCAAGTTGGTTATCAGCCAGAACATAAGCTCTTCTTTGCCTTTCACTTAAATGATCTAAAACAACTATGGGAACTGTAGAAAGACTTAACTCCTGCGCAGCACAGAGACGACCATGACCAGCAATAATTCCATCGCTGCTATCAACCAAGATCGGATTTGTAAAACCAAACTCAACGATTGATTTTGCTATTTGTGCAATTTGTTCTTTATCATGTGTCCTCGCATTTTTTTCGTATGGCTTAAGACGATCTATTGGCCACAACTCAATTCTTTGAGCCATGTGGATAGATAACTCCTTTCCAATCTCTTCAATCACTAAGAAATGAAAATCACTAAAACCATATTAGACGTTTGAAAACCACTCAATCGGTTTTGAAAGGCAGACGCTAGGCAAAAATTGCGGTGCTAAATTACCT